TAGTTATACCATCATAGGTAGCACGTAACAAACCATTGATATTAAGCCCTTTGCGAAAAAGAGAGATATTTTATTTACAAATCGTGGAAGAACACAAATTAATTTAATATTGATCCTTTTTTGATGTTTTGCTTTCTCCATTATTATATACCAACTTATTATCTTAAACACAAAAAAGTCCCACACCAGCCAATTAAGGCCAGTGTGAGTTTTTCTTGTTTTGTCTAAAATTACAACTTTTGTGGTTAAAAATCAATTTGTACCATATTACTAACATTCCTAATAGGTGTTTACATTTTTCACCAAAAAAGGCAATGTATTAACATTGCATCTACTTGCTTCATTTTTCCGGTTTTACATCTTTTGACTGATTTTCTAAATCATTACTTAATAAGTAATGATTGACCGGGATAAATCGTTGAATAGATACTCTTACCATTCTGGCTAGCCAGTGTGTACATGCTTAAGCCGTTGCGTTGGGCAATCGACCACCAACTATCACCGGACTTGACCGTGTGGTACCTGTGAGAAGCTATGGATTTAGAATACCACTTACCAATTACCAGTAGTGTAGTGTTTCTCAGTAGTGAGTATTAAAGTTGCACGATTTCTCATATATTCCTATGATAATAATGGAACCTAGTAATAATCTGGTTTCCTCTTTCGCTAAGATCCTTTTTCTTATGTATTAGCCGTCTGCCTTTACAGCAGGCGGCTTTTTACGCAAAAAATTCCCTGCGCCGAAACGCAGGGGATTAGCAAATTCAATATTTAATTATACTACTATTTACCTGCTTGTGAGGCGGATTCTGACGACTTTTCAGCGTCAGATGATGCAGAACTATCCGCTACAGCAGCTGTGGACGCCGGCCCTTGCACTTCATCAGCAACCTTATTAGTCGTTGCTTCGACTTGGATTTTCTCATTACTATCAACTGTTGGCGCTGCCACCGTTTGAACGTCAGTAATAACACCCAGCATCCCGAGGATCGTTAATACAGTATTAATAACGGCGACAATGGCTGACCAGTCACCAGTAAACTTAATGCCAAACATGGCAAAGATTTGTTGAATCAAAACGATCAGTAACGAAATAATCCCAGCAATCAACTTACCATTTAAACTTCCGTCGGCATTCTTAAAACTAATTTTTTTCATTTCCTTTGGCTTCCTTTTCATATAGATGTTTAAATTCAATGTCATGACCATCTAACCGGCCTTCTACCTTAATGACCCGATTTTCAATCGCGTTCATTGCGTCGGCGTTTTGCTGTCGTACTTTTAAGCTTTCATTGGTAAACCGGCTAAGCCGCTTTCCTAAATCGTTAAGTGGGATGCGGACCGTTTTATTTAAAATCCAGTTAGCTAACACACAAACACTAGTGACAATGGCAACAATCGATCCCCATTCATCCCAGCCTAATCCTAATAGTGTATGCAATTACCGCACCACCAATCGCTGGCCAGGATAGATAGTGGTGTAAATCGTCTTGCCGTTCTGACTAGCTAATGTAGTCATACTTAGGCCGTTTCGCTGAGCGATTGACCACCAGCTGTCGCCAGACTTGACTGTGTAGTACATGTGAGTGGCACCACTATTTACGTATTCCATCGTATTGCTTGCTGGGCCTGTTGCTAGATAACCATAACCATTAAATCGTGGCTGACGTACCCAGCGATAACCATTCTGAATGATAGCTTGGTCAGTTTTGACCGTAGTCCCAGCTGGCAAGATAGCAATCACACTTGATGCCGTTGACGTGCCAGTGCGCAGCTTAACCGCCGTCTTGAGCGTATAGTTTTTTGACTCCTTGACCCACTTGACCGAATTAGATGGCTTGGAAGTGTTTTTGTTGGCCTCCTGGTTGTTATCATTAACGGCATCTGGATCGGTTGGCTTGACCGTTGATTTCTGACCAGCTGTGTAGTAATCAGTATAAAGTTGACTGACGTCAAAGCCACCGTAGCTAATCCGGAAACGAGCTGCCCCGGACCATTGCCAGGCATTGTTATTCGTATACCACTTCTGACCAGACATGACATAGGGGTAACCAGCAACCCAACCTGTTTTGCCCTTGATGGTCATCTTGTTGTTAGCCCATGATCCAGACGTATAAATGTCGGCCCGATAACCAAACTTCTGAATCTCTTTCATGAAGGCAGCATTGTTGCGGTCGTTGGCCGCTTGTGACAAGATTCCTTGTTCCTCAGCCGATTCTACGTCCGTTGCCAATACTGCGCCCACTGGTAGTCTGGCCGCTTTGGCTGCCTGACCAGCAAAGTCAGCTTCGGCAATTGCTTGAGCCTTAGTTTTATAATGGGCAAAGTGATAGCCGTTGACGTATAAGCCAGCTGCTTGACCATTAGCGATATTGCTAGCAGCATAGCCATCTTTGAAGGTTGTACCTTCACTAATCTTTACGGTAAGGGCCTTAACACCAAATTCATTACGCATCGAAACATACTCTGTCGTTGACATGTAGCCGTTGTTATTAGACACATCGACCATATCCATACGAGCAGCCTGACTGGTAACGTTGATCATTAAAAAGGCCATAAAAATGGCGCCCATCATTAAGATGAGTGCCTTTAATTTACGTTTATTCAATTGTCTACCTCCTATTTGTCATTCCTGATTGAACGGTCAAAAGCATCCTAAAATACACTGGCCTAGTCGTTTTAACTTATTAATTTTCAATTCACCATCTCTTCAAAGTTCATCTTTCACTTAATATTTATGATGTTGGCAATTCATTCTTAAGAATGGATTGCAGCACGCTCTGCGCCTCCGACATTGTAACATCGTCTAACTTCTTATCTGAAAAATCTGATTCAGTGGCAGTAACATTCGCATTCACATATGTGCCAGTTTCAGACTGATTAAATTGAGTGGATACAGATGAAATCCTGCCAGCAGTAAAACTCCACCCACCATTAACTGCAATTAGAGAGTCAATTATTGATGGAATCTTATTCATCGCACGTTTGGATAATTCTTTTTTTGTTAGATCATCGAAAGTTTCATCTTTAGCTAAGTCTGTCGGATAAATAGTGACATTTGCCGTAATAGTTACTCGACCTTCTACTTCGCCACGAAGACCTGCAATTACAGAACTCGTATTACCAGTTCCATCGATATTATAAGAGATGCTAGTGTTTAATAGTTCCATTTTTATTCCCCTTTTCCATATGCTTTATCAAACTGTTCAAATACTAATGCGTATACTAAAGCTGTTTGCCCTTCCAGCTCATACGGGTAATCCTCAAGTGCATTAAATAAAGCTTTCATTCGTGCAGAATATGAGCTAATTTCAATACTTACTGGTTCTTCTACTAATTGGTCAAACTCTTTTTGAGCTTCTTCCATAGTATATCCATCTTTAAGAATAAGCGTCTTTTTGTCTTCCTTATAGACAAATTCCCCATCTTCATCGGTTTTAAAAAAGTTCTTTTGCGTTGCTAATTGGTCAGCATTAAACTGCTTGTTCAGGTCCTCAAGTCGATTAATTAACCATGTCCGCCCGAGAGAAGCTCGACCTTTAAGCTTAAACTCTGCCATAGTGTTTCCAATTGATACTAGTTGCCCATTTTTGAATGTTAATACTTCTTTTCTTGCTGTCATAATTGACTATACCTCTTTCGTTTGTTTGATTTTGTTTTCCAATACAGTTATGCGATCTCGATAGTTACGAATTAATGGAATAAGAGCCAATGCTACCCGGTCATACTGAATACCATTGACCTCCCCTTTATCATTGTACTCAACAAGTTCGTTCAGACCAGCATCATCCAGATCATCAGCAATCATTCCGAAATAAGTTTCCGGGTCTTTAGCATCAGGATTGCGAGTCTTTGCTAATACTTCTTCTTTGTCTTTCCAATGTGCAACTGGAACTTCTAGGAGTTTATCCCCCATCTCGGTTTCAAATGTTCGAACAATCTCAGTCTTATACTTAGCGGCGGAAGTTGACATAACTAATGCACCATCACCTGCCAAGTATGCATTTGCAGCATGAGATGACGTATGAGGGGACTTTAGATAAATGTAGTTGGCCTGCATACTGATGTTAGAACCATTCATGCCCGTACCTGCATGACCAGTATCACCGACTTTTATATACGGCGATATGCCTATACCATCGGTGAACTCTTTGCCGCCAGATATAAGAACGCCTCGCTCTGCTCCACCAATCTTGGTTGCTTGCCATCCGCTGGTTGCATGGCCTCCAGAAATACCTGCAAACTTTTCTTCCCCCATTGGTGAAGTAAATATGTTGCCGTCATTAGCTCGGTTAGTAACCACAAAATAGTCACGCCCCCAGAAAGTTGCACCACCCCAAGACGCCCCCGCCTGAGCGTTACTGATACGAACATATGGTGTAGCTTGACTTGAGAATAATGTTGGTTGGATCATTTGAATTTCCCCACCAGATATAAATACACGATTATCCTTATTCGCAACTGAAATGTACTTGTTATTAATATTAATATCAATTCCATTATCAGATGAGTGGATACGGCCCGCCTGGAATTCAACATTACCACTATTCAGATTAATTGATAAGTTACTACCTTTAATTGTACCAGTGGTTATATTGTTCGCATTCAAATTGATTACATTTATATTCGCAGCGTTGATAGTACCTGCAGTAAGTTTATTGGCACTTAGGTTCTCAATCATGGCGTCCTTAATGACCGCCTTATCAATATAGGTATCAGCTGTAATATGCAATTTGCTACCGTATATCTGAATTCCTTCAGGAGAGATATTAATTGCATTAATAACCCCAGCCTTTTCGACACGAAGATTGATCCGGTCATTAGTTTGATTGATATAAGAATATGCCTTCTCAAGTTCAGCATTAGTTGAAATATCAGGAACAAAGAAAGCAGCTTTATCTCCTTGATTAAGCATTGGACATATCATAGCAATATGCCCACCACCATGAACTCGAAATGAAAGACAAACTGTTTCAGTTCCAGCCGGAGGAACAGCGTTTTCAACTTTAATTAATTCTAGTCCACCGCTGCTTTTATGCGTTTCCTTATACCCAATACGAGCACCTTTAGTGTCGTAAAATTCCACAATGATCATCGCAGCAATTCCAACGGTATCAACATTCACATAAGCACTAGCAGACCATGGAGTTGAGATATCTTGTCCAATAACAATTTTTCTTGAGAACAAATTATACCAACTACTGTTGTCCGTTGTTACTGGCTGATTAATACAGATTCCTTGATAACCGTTAACCCATGCCCAAGCATAATCTGACTTATACCACATAGTAGTTGTCCCGCCGGTCCAAGAGGTTCCATCCATATAGTCGTACTGGAACTGTGCATTAGTGACCATATTCCGCTTGCCAAAAGTATTGACTTGCCCTACCACAGAGGTTATCTGATTATTCAATTGAGTTACTTTAGACTGGTAAATGTCATTATCAACCTTTCCACGCACTGTTGTTTGAATTGCATCGACTGTTTGAGAGATGCTTGAAAGTGCTGTGATTGTCGCATTGTCCAACGGACTAGTGGAATAGTCAGTCGCATTAACTCCAACTTCAAGTTTCATTCTCCGGAATCGGAATACAGTCGTTGAATCGAAGTTGAATACTTGCCAGCTAAGGTAAAATGCAGTTGCATTTGATGGCACTGTAAATGTGTACTTGACATGCACAAACCCTGAGGTATTAGTAGCCAGATCACCAGACTCATTACCGGTGTAATTTGTCCACCCACTATTAGCTTGATATTGTGATCTGAAATGCACAGCCCCTTTGCTTACATACACATCTCCCTGGATGGTGTATGTTTGCCCCGGCTTAATATTATGCATGCTGCCATCAATTGCACAAAATCGGTAGTACATTTCAGAGCCCGTAGGCTTTATCATTTCAATGTAGCTGTCGTTTCTTGCCATAGCCGCATTGTACTGAGGAGTTGAAGTATCCCCTTGGATTGAGACAGGTCCAACACCATTGTCAGCAGTATTTGCAAGTAAGTTAGTTCCAACAGCACTATCCGTAACTTGTTGTTGAACGGTAGCCAAAGTGCTACTGAACGAGTTAGCCGTTAATTGCAACTGACTAATATTATGCTCATTAACAGCATTGGCAGCATTCAATGAATCATAGCTAGCAACTAAAGATTTGTTCGTTGCCTGTAGGGTTCCAATGTCCTTAGTTTGCTTGCCTAGAGTGTCATTGACAGTAACAAATTGAGCTTTAAACCCACTTGAGTCAGCTTGAAGGGCATTAATACTGGTTGTATGACCATCGACTGTACTTTTAACACTTGACAAAGTTGCACTAAGACTATCTGAAGTTAGCTTAATCTGATTCTGTGTCCATGTCTGGGTGGCGTATCCGTCAAGATCTTTTTGCTCAATTTTCTTAGAGATATCAAGTTGCATACCGTCAACAGTTTGAGAAAGCTTGGAGAAAGCACTCACAGTTGCTGTGTCTAATGGGTTGACGGAGAAATCTGTGGCTACTGATCCTTTTTCAAGTTTCATCCTCCGGAATCTCAAAATCGTGGTCGAGTCGTATCCATCAACCTGCCAACTAGTGTAAATAGCCGAAGCGTTATCAGGGACCGTAAACGTATGACTGACATGAACAAAGCTATCACTATCAGACACTAAGATTTCAGATATTCCAGTGTCGTAGTTTGCCCATCCTCCTGTGGTCATACGTTGGGATCTAAACCTAACAGAACCTTTGGACACTGATACATCTCCCTGAATGGTATACGTTTTACCTGGTTCCAAACCGTGCATTTCATTTGTTATCGGGCCACCGAAACGGTAGTACATTTCAGAAGAAGTAGATGGTGGAGCAGTCACCTGGCTGTAGTCTTCCGTTCTAGATAAGAACCCTGCTATAGACATATCACCGGCACTCATCTTAACCGGATGATCAGCATCATTATCGTCGCCAGTATTGAGTAACAAGTTAGTCCCCACAGCACTATCTTGAACCTGTGTTTGAACAGTCATCATCGTGCTATTCAGTTCTGTGGCAGTCTGCTGAAGTTGACTAATGTTGTTCTTATTAGTCGTATTATCGGTTGTTAACGTATTGAACCCGGTAGTCAATTCTTTAGATGTAGCTTGCAAGGTACCAATATCAGTAGTCTGCTTACCGAGAGTATTGTTAACTGTCGTAAACTGACTCTTAAATGAATTGGAGTCAGCCTTAAGATCATTAATGCTAGTGGTTTGTCCATCAACCGTGCTCTTAACACTGGACAAGGTAGCATTAATTCCATCAGCAGTGACCTTAATCTGGTTTTGCGTCCAAGTCTCAGTAGCGTAACCATCCAAATCAGTCTTAGTCAGTTTTGTAGCTAGACCATTCTCTAACTCTGCAATGGTCATAGTTGAACCATCAGTTAGAGTCTTGTAACTCTGGCTGACCGCTCCGGCTATTTGCTTGGCATCTTTAGAATCAGCTGCAGCAAAGGACGCTTGTGCAACTGCAGAACTAGCAGCATTTTGTGCATTTAAAGCATTAGCTAGAGCACTGTCCGCTTTTTGGTCAACTTTACCGAACTCCGAAGCTGTAGAGTTTGCTGTAGCAACTGCAATACTAGCGTCACTTTGAGCGCCTACTGCTCGATCCAGTGCTTGATTAGCTAATGCATTTGTATCATCGTACTTAGCCGCAAGCTGATCAGCTTTATCACTGGCCGCTTTAGCTTCATCTACGCTAGCCTTAGCTTCCAGTTCCACTTGGTCAACTTTTGCTTTCACTTCTTCCCCAGTAGCGTCCGACACAGTAAGTACCCATTTACCAGTTCCATCTGCCTGACGCTCGTAAGTCCACAATTCAACTTTATTACCGTTCTGCTTGTACCAGATATCGTTAAATTTAGCTCCGTATGGCGGTTCAGTTGTATCTGTACCATAGATATAGTTACCCGAAGCACCTTGTCGTCCACCTAAGTCAGCAACATATTGTGATAGCTCGCCTCGCCAAGCATAGCTACTACTAGAGGTTGAGGTCTGATCTGCTTTAGAAACGGCAGACAAACTGCCATCAAACGTCATCGTATAACCATTATTAGGCACGTTGAACTTGTTGCCTTTAGTATCCTGTAGTGTTAGCCAATCGCCAGCTTCTATTGCAGGATTGCCAAACCAATTCAAACTGAAAGGGTAGAAGGTCAAGCTTTGTAACTGTTGCCATATTGATGCTAAACGATCCATTGTCATCAAATTGTTGGTGAGTTTAATCTGTGATCCTGACGTTGCCCCTACTTGAAGCGTGTTTGTAGTTTCGGTACTCTGACCTGTTGAATCCGTAGTAGTCGTTGTGACCTGACACTGAATACCGCCAATTTTGTATGGTGCTTCATTTTTTGTTAAGCCACCTTGTTCGTATTGGCTCGGATCTAATGTATAATCTGACTCTGCAATCGTGCGAATTGTTAATTTGCCGTCCCTATCAAACGTTGCAAATCCAGCATAAAATTGAGCAATCATACCAATTGCATTTCGATACGTTTGACCGGTAATAGCACTGGGTAAGCTAACTTGTACAGGCAAATGACTAATGTCAGTTGTATTAAGTAACACGCCAGCCAAATTTGCAATTTCTGCAATCACACTGGTCATTTTCGCAGGGTAAGTTAACTTAGAAGTGTAGGTACCCTCCAATAGACACATCTGGTCATATGCCTTAATTGTTGTCTCATCGTTGTTTCGGTCCATTTGAATGTCATCTGATACGATAAAAAGGCCAAGCGAGCTATACTCATAGCCATTAGATGTTTTTATACCAATCTTAGGCAATACCGTCATGCCAGGTTTAAGTCCTTCAATTAAGTGTGAAAACTTAATTGTCACGCTGTTTTCATAATTCGAGCCAATACCAAACGTATCTCCAGTATAGCCACCTGCGTCATATGAAATGGATGCAATATCTGTCGTTTTATAGTCAATCTTGTTAATTGTGACAACTGAATCCAACGTCCGTTCAGTTGCCTTCCATGCAGCGAAGGCTAAATCAGATTGCTTAATCATTAATTTTCACCCTCCTACTGTTCAATGAAGTCCATTGAAACATTCTGCCAAATATAATCTGATGTTACTGGATTAAGTGTATAAACCGGCGCAGTCCGATCACCAACATAAAATGTTTTGGTCACTACTGCACCTTCTTGTGGGTCTAAATAACTGCAAGAAAAAAACTGTCCAGAGACAGCTTTTAGTATTGTGCTATTCTCGGCCAGTGTTAGCGGCCCCCATTTTACTGTTAACTTGCGTTTGATTGCGACACGGTCTCGATGCAAAAGTCCATTCGCGTCACGCGATGCTCTTGCATCGATATCTTGAATTGCAACTTCTAGGGACTGTGGTGCTTTAACCACTGTCCCACCAATTTTCAGTAAATATGTCAATCGTAATCATCTCCTATAGTCTCAACATGTTTTTACCATTCTTCTGATTTACCGCGTTAATACCTTTAATAGCAGCATTACCGAATTTCTCATCGCCAACTTGCAACGTCAAGTTCACATTGATTGGTTGATTGTTCATGCTGCCGCCAACATTTGTCATTTGTAGGCCCTGTACAAGCGCGTTAACGATGCTTGTTCCAAGCTCGTTAATGCCACCACTATTCATACTCTGTGTACTTGTACTACTTGGCTGACTAGCCAGGTTGCTCATATCCATCGACTGAGTTAAAGCTGTGGGCATTTGTAGGCCATCACTGAACGTCTGTCCCATAAACCTTAGTGCCTGCTTAATCAATTGCATTGACCGTGGAATGTTAGTTAAAGGTAAAACCATTTCCGGCTTATTCTGTTCAGCCACTTCGATCATTTGATGAGCATCAACAAGACCACCATTAGCAAAACGGCGGTGCCCAATCGGTCCACTGTGCAACCAATCAAATTTAGGCGTGCCCCAAATGACTGTATGACCAGCAGCATTGTAATAGTCTGAATTATTCAGATAAGCCAATACTTGGTCAAATGATGATCTGAAGTTATGATGTCCAGGGAAAGCAAATGCATCAAATGTTGACTTGACATACTGTAGTGGTCCACCTGCAGGATTACCAGCTAGCGAGTTCACATCAGTAATTGTCTGCGTAATATTTCGATTCCCGGTCTCTGACTTAGCCACTTCAATGATATCGTGTTGCATCTTTGACCACCGCGATTTAGGAACTTTAGTCATCTCGAGTGCGCGACTAATCATTGAATGAGTGATTGCACCACCATTTGGTCCTTCGCTCTCGCCGTATTCTTTGAGAATCTTACCGACCCAACTTTTAGCACTATCAACACTAAAATCCACCATACTTTTAGCAACATCTAGCGGATAGCCACCTAAGCCGGTAAATTTAACAAACTTGTTCATAGCAGCTTTCAATACTTTTTCAGGGTGCGTGACATCGTCCCAAATATCACTTGCCGTATCTTTCACACCATCGGCAAAACTGCCTACACTGTCCCCTATACCACTGAACAAATCACCAAAATTCGGCATGCTAAAGTTGAAACTTGGCAAATTGAAGTTACCAATACTTGAAAAGTCAAAATCAAAGTCTCCAATACCACCGGCATAGTGTGGCACCATTGCTGTTACTTTACGAGCCGTTTGTGCCGCATTGAGAATTTGAGTACCTCTCGGAAGATTGACCATCATATTGCGAACGGCTGGGAAAAGACCTGTTCGTCCATTTGGTAACTTGTATGCTTCACGATACTTATCACCAACCTGATCATTAACGATTGCTGGACCACCTTTATGGCGACCACCAGTTGCAAATGAAGGAACACTCCAGTGGCTCAATGACTTTGCTTTCCTGGAGGCGCCTACGTGATTGAGAATCCATTTAATGCCATCGATAACGCCATTAACGGCTTTTCCAATCGTACCAATAATTGCATTAGCAACATCCGCAGAACCCTTTTTTACAGACTTCCAACCAGATGAAAGGCCGCCACCAATTTTACCGCCTAAACCACCGGCCCATTTTGCAATTGTTTTACCCGTGCCAGTTCTAAACGAGGCAACCCAATTACCTAACTGAGTACCGGCTCTTAACGCAGCCGTCCTAGAACTCCCCATTCCAGAACTAGTCTTCGAGCCTAAACTTCCAGCCCAACTAGAGACAGTCTTACTTGCGCCAGTTCTAAAGTTATTAACCCATGAACCTAACTTACTACCCGCATTCTTGGCTAATCGTTTGCCATCTTCGACTTTAGTATTAACATTACTACCGATATTTGATGCCCATTTTCGAATACCGACGATTGCACCTTTAGATTTGCTCGTAAACTCAGACGTCCAGTTACCAATCTTTTTACCCGCTTCTTGAGCGGCCTTTTTACCATCAGAAACTTTCTTATGAACACCGCTGCCAATATTCGACGCCCAAGTATTAACGGTTCTTTTAGCGCCGCCAACAAAGCCAGTAGTCCAATTACCAATGTTCTTTCCTGCTTGTTGAAAATCCTTCTTGGCATTTGTTATATGAGTTCCAACTTTTTTACCAACACTCTTAGCCCAATCGGAGGCTTTACCCGGTAATTTTGATGCCCATTTAAGAATATTCTTACCTGTTTTTGTATCTTTAAGGAACCAGGAAGCAATCGTGCCAACCGGATTAATAATAAAACCAATTATTTTAGTCCAATTTTTAGAAATCCAATCGATTGAATCACCAAACCATTTGGTTATATTCTTCCAAACAGAATTACAAAAATCTCTAAATTTCTTATTATGTTTGTATAGCGCGACGAATCCAGCAACTAATGCAGCGATAGCCAATACCACTAATGCTACTGGATTCGCGTCCATAACTACATTCAATGCAGCTTGACCAACAGCAGCCAGTTTAGACCACACAGACCAACTCTTGAGCGCCTTCCAACCATCTGCTAATGCAGTAGCATAATCTGACCACTTCATTTTTGCAAGCGACCATAATGTCTTCACGCTGCCAACAGCTTCTTCTAGCTTATCAATTCCAGTAATCCCTTTAAAAAAGTCTCTGAGAACATGACCTTTACCACCAATAATAGCCGCTTTATCAGCTAATTTTCCAAGTAGTCCTATTCCATTGCTTAGCCCCGTCATTGTTACTTTAAACGCAAACATAGTTACTAAGACTTTCGCCATTGCTTCAACGGCCATATGGTGTTTATCTACCCAACTGGAAATCCCGCCTAATGCATCTGCTAACTTCTTAAGCACGCCAACGATAACTCCACCAGTCCACTTTGCTAATGGCTTTAGGAACGAATCCCATATCCATTTAAATGCTGGCTGTGAAGCTTGAATAATGCTGTGAACCAACTTAAGCGCCGCAGCTAATGCATCGAAGAACGTTGGGATTAAATTAGTAATCGTGTATTTGGCCAATGGTAACAGGATATTTTGATATCCCCAATCCAAACCATTCCATACGTCTTTGACTACTGGTCTAATCGCTTTTAGTAATCTATCAATCGATTGCAGTAAGGGCGTAAAGTCAAGTTTAGAAGCCCACTTAACTGTTGCTCCTGTCATGTCATTTAACGCACCCAACATGTCATTAACCATACCGAGCAGCGTTTTAAAAATAGATGTACCAACGCCACCATGTTGCCAAGCCTTGTCAAATTGACCGCCAAGTGCACTAACAGTATTAAAGATGTTTGTGAATATCTTGTAGAGATTTGATGCAATTTTCTCACCCGCACCACTATTCCAAGGATTACGAAATGCTACCGCAATGTTATTCAATACTTTGATGACCTCATTCAGCATATTTAAAATCGACTGAATGAGCTTAGTACCGGTATTACCATGGGTCCACGCATTGTCGAATGCTTTAGCAATATCACCAATAATTCGTGCAACATTAGTAGCTAATTTAATCAGGTTCGCAAAAATACGTTCGCCTAAATTGCCGCCATTCCACGCGTTCCGGAAAGAAGTCGCAATGTCGTGGATCAGTTTCAATACATTATTCAGCGAATTGAAAATAGTTTGGACTAGCTTAGTACCACGACCGCCGCCACCTTCCCATGCTTGTGAGAACGCTTTGGCAATATCACCAATAATGTTAAGCATGTCTGCTAACAGCTGTAAGATAGCTTCTACTGTCTTCTGACCAGTGCCGTTGTCCCATACATGCATAAACGATCGTCCAACATCGATGAGCGCTCGTTCAACCTCTTTCCAAGCATACTTAGCAGCATCCACTACTGAGTTACCCTTGGCGTCCCAAGCTGCCTTCATTGGGTCGAACAGCTCACCTAAAATTTTTTGCAGTTTTTTAGCTGCATCAGTTGCGCTGTTGAATGGCTGACCTAATGGTACGCCGAAATTGACACCATCATCACCAGCTCCAGCATCAGTACCATCCGTCGATTGCAGTGGCGTACTTTCCGGTGCGTTTTGTGTTGGCGTTGAATCTGGTGCCGTTTGTGTTTCCTGCGGAGTAAAAGTCTCCTTTGGCTTTTTATCATAAGAGTAGTCTTCATCATCATTGCTCTTATCAAGAACATTCAGTTCATCAAAGCCCATCAAAGATTGCATGAGCTCTTTATTCTTTTTCTTGGTTGCTTCCATTGAGGCCTGGGACCGTTTATTTGCAGCCTCAATTGCTGCATTAGCAGCACGAACTTTGGCTGCACCTTGCTTATTAGACTCCGCAATTTGTCGATTTGCTTCACGAACTGAGGCTGCTTGAGCTTGATTTTGAGCGCGTATTTGTGCATTAGCCTCACGAACCGACTTTGCCTGGGCAGCGTTTTGTTTTCGAATCTCTTCGTTAGCCTTCTTAACAGAAGCAGAAGCTTTACTAGAAGCTGAGGCCGTGTCATTCAGTGCCTTAGACTGCTCATAAAGGCCCTGCGCACCTTGTCGAGCTTTGGAGTAACTCATACCCGTTAGTGCTGACGTGAACTGTGCCAACCATGATGTGGCTTTAGATAATGATGACATTAACGCATTCACGGCCGGAAGAACAAAGTTATAAATCGGATAGAATGCTGTCAGTAAATTGACCTTGATTTGATTCAGACTACTTGCAAACTGCGCGTTCGTCTTAAATGCTGTCATCATCCCAGTAGCAAGTTGCGTCAAGCCTTGGTACAGCAACCCAAATACGATTAATTGTGATGGGAGGTACTTCAACTGCTGGACAATGCCGCCCAGTGCCCAGCTGGTCCGCCTAGCACTAGAAGAGGCTTTGTTCATTGAAGAACTACTACTATTTCCAAAATTGCGTATCCGGCTTGTTGCACCTTGAATACCGTTGCTAATGCGACTGAAACAATTAGAAGGCCCCTTACCGGAACCTGATGCTTTATTCATTGCGCTACTTGCCGCACCGCCGAAACGATTATACGAACCTGCCGCACGTGTAGCAGCCGTCCCGGATTTACCCATCTCAGTATTGAGCTTACCAATTACAGATTTAAGTTCGTCCCCACGATCAGAAACATAAGCATAGCTCTTGTTCAGATTATCATTGGAATTAATGAGCTTGTTCATCTTATCGCGTGTGCTCATGATACTCTTTTCAAGTGCCGTGCTTTGCTTGGCCAGCCGGTCGCTGACACCCATCGTCTTCATAGAATCCTGAACATCACGATATGATCCCTGCAACGCTTTTAACTGACGCCGATATGTTTCAATTTTAGCTTCGTTTTGATCCATAGCTTTAGAAATCTGCTGCAGTGATTCCGGCACCGCTTTAAATTCTTGTCGCATTGATTGGGCGAGGGCTTTAGCTTGGTTTTGATAACGCGTCATTTGAGCTTGGGCGGACGCAACTTGATTATCAATTTTAATTCCTTGCGTACCATTCTGTTGAGCGATATTCAAGGACGCTTTTTGATTCATTAAGTTACGCATCTTAGCCTGAGCAGCTCGGGCCTGATCCATCTTTGCATTAATATCACTCAGCATGGCCTGTAAGTCCTGTTTTACCTTAACCCGGCTACCAGCAAACATTTTGCCAGCATTCTGGTTGATCTTACTAGCCCCGGTAGATGTCGAATTATTCATTCGTTCGAATGATGTTTTGATAGTATCGTTCAGACCGGACAACTGGTCTTGCAACTTTTTAATACCTTTAGAAATATCCATCGACTGCTCAGTCTTGTCCATACCGGACTTCGCACTATCAGCGGTCTTCCCCATCAATTTATCAATCATCGGTTGAACCTTGGCAAACTGTTTTTCCATTTGTTCGGTGTTCACTTTAAATAGCATTTCAATTTCTTCAAGTTCCACGTTGTTTCCCCCTTCCTATGTAGTTTTTTTTAATTTTCGAGCTGTCTTAATCTTTTGTGATTGTTGCATTAACAGTAATTGATCCCGTTTCCATTCTGGTTCTGCTACCGATTTAGTCGCCGTTTTAATAAATGGATATGCCTCTTCAACCGATGGCATTTTGCTGGGGTCATTCAAGGCAAACACCATCATCTCGGCCTGCTTATGGTCCAATAATGCTCTCATCCGCATATCATCCATGCGGTTACGATTGTTCGCAATTATTTGTACCATCAACTCACCGAAATCAAGCTCCCAAAAATGATCAGAATCAATCCCTGATCGCACGGCTAACGGATAAATAGCAAGCAATAACTCGGAAACCGTCCGATAGTTATCGTTTAGAGTGTCGTCTCTGTTGTCGGTTCGCTGTCCAGAGTGACTTCCGATTCCGTATTCGTCTTCGAAGCCGAAGTTGTCTTGCCGAAAAAACCTGATTCTTGGAATAAGTCTGTTAATACTGTAAATAGATCCATTGGGGTATGGCCTTCATCAAAATATTTTTCAAAGGCAGAAAAAATGTCATTATCAGTAACTCCGTGAGTTTGGTTCGCCCCTTGTAACACAATTAACATTTCATTTAATGGTGGTAATTTCATTCCGCCATCCGCACTCATAAACAGTGACATCATCGACTTACCTAAACGTTTTTCAATGTTCAAAATATCCCGGCCTGTTAACTTCAATTCAAGTTGTAATCCACCCATTTCAAACTTATTAGTTGCTTTTTTTACTGTCATAACGTAATTCCTCCATTTTTATTATTCGTCTCATATCAGCCAGCTGGCTTACTCGTCTCTTGCTCAAGTTATTTACTATCTGGATAAAATATAATTGTTCTATGCTCCGGCGCCACTACTGGCCATTGCAAAATCTGGCCCGTCTGACACGATAATTGAAATCGTGTATTCAAGCGCACCGTTGACGGCAACGTTACCCATCTTGACTGTATATGAGCCAGTGAAAGTAGCGGTCATACCATCTGGATAAGTTACCTGCCACTTATATTGCTTGTTGTCACCATTGTGCGTTAAGGCCGTCGCGAAGTTAGCCCCCTTATACACAAAGGTGAATGCAAGCGTTGACGTATTTTCAATCCCAGGCACCGACTTCTTTTTCGTATCTGACAAATCAGTCACATCAATATTTTCTGGATCTGAACCCATGTCAGGAATTGTCTTAACACCGCCAATTTCTTCGAACTTAGTCCCATCTGTTGACATTTCTAATTTAGTCCCAGTTCCGGCAAGCCCGGCACTAGCGTCTGCTGCAAATCGTTGTAAATCAAATACAGTTAACTTCTTTTTCAATTTCAATCATCCTTTCAATTTTCAAATACGCGATGGCTCACATTATCAACTACACCTGTAAATCTCAGTACAGTACGATTAACGTCAGCTAAATTGCTATCACCAACATCACTAGAAAAGCCCATATCACCAAACGATGACATGAGCTTATTAGTAATAATTGTCGTACTTCCTTCTTTTAAAAACAGATCAATCGTAATAGTCCATGCTGTCTGCAATTCTTGCTGATCAGCGTCACGAAAATATGCCTTATGTGACGTGTTGTAAATAGCTGTTGGAAACACAGTCATGCTGTCTGGATAAGTAGTTGATACCTGCTTAATTTCTGGTATAGCCATTAACGATTTATATACTAATGACTTAACATTAACGATTACCATCAACTGCCCCCTAACTTGTGATGCAAAGCCGTTTCCACGCTGGCCTTAATTATTTTTGGAGCTTCTTTACTAGCTTGTTTAACAGCTGGTGTCATGAATTGCCGGGCTGGTTGCCCGTGCGTGCGATAAAATTGCCGACCATTAATTTCAACTTTTGGCATTCCGTACAATTCATTGAGATCTGTATCAACTTTATCTGCTGGAATGAACCACGGTGTTTGCCTATACATTGGAGTAAAACCATCTGGCAAGTCTTTCTCGGACGCTTCACCAACTCGACCAGTACCAAGTTCACGGAACAATGCTACTGGATCATCTGACCAAACGCGGCCAACAATTTCGCCATCTTTATTAACGACCTCATATTTAATGCTACGGGCTAACTCACCATTGCCATATTTAACACTGGATTGTAACTCTTTGACAGCATAACCATCAGCCTTTTCAACGACATCAAACGTAGCATCCCAAACAGCGTCGTGCACTACTTTAGGAAGTTTGCCAAGCTGCGCCTTCAATTTGTCATAGCCTTTCAATTCAATCTCAGCCATTAGACCCATCATCTCGATTGCATTGCTCCAAAGTGATATTTTTGTGCGTACTAAACGTTTGGATTGAATTTATAACGTAGTCAGGTTCATCATCCTTATCAACATTGACGCAGACGCCCCAATTCTCTTGCTGCCCCTCATTGATGTCATCACCCTGATACTTGCCAGACTTGATGTATTTGAGTTCCTTGCCCCAAATCTGCGCATTAACAGCACCGCCGGCAGCTTGAATATTCATTTTTACCGCCAGAGGAGTACTCCATCCTGCCGTGATGACATTGCCCTCATCATCTTGACCGTTAATCGGTTGGCGCAAATAAATAGTGGCCAAATCTACTGTTTTAAGTCTCATTGCAGATCAACCACCTTTGCAGTCCGATATTTATTTAGCCCGTGCCTGATTTCAAGTGGAATGCCAAGCTCTAAAGTGTTGCTTACTCCACCCTCGGTACGTTCTGATTCACCCTCAATGCCATCACGATTATAGGCAATGATTGCTAATTTCTTAGCATACACTGCCATATTGCCAACCAACTTATCTCGATTAGTGTAGTCGAGAACCTCAGCTACACTATCGTTATAATAATCAGTTGCGAGCTCTGTACTGATACCCAAACGTGTAACCAATGCATCTATTTGTTGAGTGTCATTCATCGACTACACCTCCACATCTTAGTCAGGCAATACTTGTGCTTGGAATACTTCATCAGCTGCTGCAAAACCTGGTAATGCAGTGGCTGCTGCTTTTTCCCAAGTACCGATTGGATCCTTAGTTGATTGGTAAATCGAAGTAAACACATTGCCGATCTGGTTAGTTTGAACATCGGAGTTGCTTGGTAAGGCAATTTCATCAGGTGTTGGCCCATAAACTTTTTCACCTAACAGATCATCATTCATCAATACAATACGATTTTCGGGGAAGTAGCGTTCAGAAGTAAGCTTACCGTCCTTGTCTTCCTTTTTGTATTTGTTATCGTATGTTCGAATAACTGGCAAACCTTGTGCTTGCATGAATGCATCAAAGTCTGCTTGGCTCAATGCACGTGTTGACGTTCCATAAACACCTTGTAACACTTTAGAGCTAGTGGTAATTAGACGATAAATTTTCTTAGATGTCAGTGCACGTGTTGGTGTGATATCCAATGAATCAGCGAAATTAACCAAGTCGTTCAGAATATCAATACCATCTTTATCCCAAGTCTTAGCAGCCGTCAGTTTTGCTTGATGAGCTTCCGGAACTTCATAATCCAAAGAAATACCAAGATCTTTATTGACAATTTTTCCTGTCGCTAAAACATCCATTGCCATTTTTTCAACACGAGCCATAACGCCTTGAACCAATACGTCGATATCGTTATAAACACGACCCATCAAGTAATTTTGTTCTTCCGGTGTACGTGGGTTCTTCAAAGCAATGAGATCTTTTTCTTTGATCTGCATCTTACGTTTAATGTACGCAAGCTCCATTGCTTTCTTTTCTGCTTGACGGCTACCAATTTCAGCTTCAGCATCAAAAGCAGACAGTGAAGCAATAATCGGCGTTCTTGTACCGCCACTTAAACCGTCTAACTCAAGTGATTGTACACGGCGTGCTGGGAACAATGTATCACCCAAAAAAGCTGGATAATCACGATTCCGTGTGTAATCTAAGATTTCTCGTTGTGAGAATAGCTCTGCAATATCTGCAAAACGTTGTAAATCAATTAATTTTGGCATTAACAATTCCTCCTAATTTATTATTTAACCTTGGCCACCAGTTGTACCACCAGATGTCCCTGTACTTAAATCAGCAATATCCTTAAAGTGAATCGTGGTCATTGCTTTGATTGCATCGGCGGACGGTGTAACTGGCAAGCGTTGACCAAGTAACCAGCCTTCTTGAATAACTGCTACTGGCTGTTTGCCTTCCGTAACATCTACTTCGTTGTAAGTTACCCCAATTGCCTTAGCATCGTTTGTTGGATAAACGGTACCGGCTGGAATAACTTTGTGACCAAGTGCATCAGTCTGCACATTGTAATTTGTATCATCTACAGTTTGTGTAAATGACGTCACTTTTTCGGAAGCCAAGAAATTTAACTGATTGACTTCTACCTTTTTCTTTACATACATGGATATTCCTCCTTATTTAACTGTGTCCCAAATACTCTTTGCAGCACCTTTGCTCTGCTTGTTCCGTTCTTCGGCCATTGATTCGCCAGTAGACTTCGAACCGCCACCGCCAGCACCAGGTATTTTAGATGAATCAGAGAGTGCTTTGTCTACGCCTTGCTTAAGTGCTTCACGGAATCCCTCAGTAACTTCTTTGTAAGTTGCTTCAAGATTATCTGTATCAGCAAACGCAGGAGTGAAAGCCTTAGCCAAGCTCACTGGCAGTCCATCTTCAGCGAGTTTATTCGTGATGTTGGCATGATTCTCTTTGACGGTAACTTCCTGCTCACGCTGATTGAGCTTTTCTTGCTTCTGATTGAAGTCATACTCAGCTTTTTCAGCGTCAGTCATCTGTTCATAAGACTTTTTTTCCTTGGACTCTTTCTCCCACTTGGCTTTCAGATTCTCCGCAGCCTTTTCAAACCGCTTGTCATAAGCAGAATCAAACCAGCTGTTGAATTCGTTCTCAGTCTTGAAAGCCTTGAACGGCTTGTCTTTCGGCTCTGGGTTTGGTTCAGGATTGGGAGTTGGTTCTGGTGCTGGTGTTGGCTCCGGATCAGCGAAACGTTGCAGATTCAATAAAGTGCTGTAAAATCGTATCTTTTCCATTGTGATTCCTCCTTAGCTCATGCACATTTAATTCACTCCACGAAAAATAGCACCCCACACACGGCAAAGTGCCCCATGTACAGTGCTATCAATCATTATGCGGAGTAGTTAAACCCACACACGCTATTTAATTTTTCTCACTTAATTTATATAGCCCCAAGTAGGTTATGGGCAAAATCTTCTAATAGTTTTTAATTTTCCATTTCTATCACCTGGATAAATTTTATTTTTTTTAGAACAAAAGTACAGTACTTTTTTATTCTTTAAAATACTGTCAAAATTAGTTTTCACTATTTTACTTTGATTTGACAATTTACCTCGTCCGTCAATGATATATTCTATATTATCAGTAATATTTTGAAATTCATTTTTATTTCCTCTATTTAATTTTTCTAATATATTCTCATACTTCTTAAAATTTTCTTTTGGAATAGTAATTGAATTGAAGAAGTAAATCTGATTGAATTTCACACCACAAACGCCTTTTTCATGTATAAAATTATATACATCTATAAGGGTCCTTTCTATTCTCCCATCTAAAAAACAAGGTTCTTGTAAAATGATACCAATAGGCTTTTTCTCTTGGCTACATGAAAAATCAAAAAGTGTCCATAGCCTTGCAACTTTTTGCTTGTTTAACTTTTGTGTAGTTTTAAGCTTAAAATGCATTCATCATCACCTCACTAATAATATAGCAAAGTGTAGAAATAAATGTTAACTAATTAAAAATAGTAGTAAAATATTTCATTGGAAAGGAGGAAATTTTAATGAACAAAGACAGCTTCATAAAACTCGCAGCTTCGAAAAGTCCTTTTATTAGCAATGAAAATATTGCAAAAAAAGCTATAAGTAATATTCATGAATATTTAAGTAATATAGCTGAAGATGCATATAAGGAAAATCCAAATACAAGAAATAGCCTATCCGTTGCTTCAACTGGAAATGGCTTTTCTACAATGCTAACTCTTAAGGAAGATTATCTTTCATACTCATTCAACCCTGAACAGAATAGAATAAATATTGTATTTAACGGTACTATTCAATACTTTTTGACTTTTTCCAATAATAAGGTTATTAGTTCTAGAACTAATAAGAATTTTGACTTTTCCTCAATTGATTCTGATTTAGACTTATTCAATAACTAGATTACAACCACCCTAAAGAGGTGGTTTTTTACTTATACTTCAATTTATCATCAATCATGGTTTCCGATGTAATATGAATCTTTTTGCCATCAATCAATATACCTTCTGGACTAATATTAATTTGGCTAATGATATCAGCCTTATCAACTTTTAACTTCAGAGCACTAATCAGCTGTGTAATATTACCGTTTGCAATAACTAAATCTTTTTTTAATTTTTCTACCTCTGCTTTTAGTTTAGTAATATCAATTACTTCATACTCTGGTGTTTCGTATTTTTCAACCATTTTAACAACCTCCTAAAATATTGCCACTAACACGCACACCCAAAATAAAACGACGAAAAACATCATGCACCCACACCCGCTACAACATCTCATTCATTAATCATCCTTTCCCAGTCCCGATACGTTGCGTCTTGGCTAATCTTAAATTTCTTGCCGGTATTAGAATTGTTGGCGTTCCTTGTGCCGGTGTATGGACTGGCGGCAAAATGAATAACTGCCACCGTCCTACAGTTCGGATGAAACGGTGGATAGTCTGTACCAACTTCTGCATTGTCAACCTTGAATACTTTGCCATCCATGTGCCGACATATTTGAGATGTACGTTTGTCAAGCACTGCAACAAGCTGATACTCTTTAACACCACGACCTTTCCAATTATCAAGTTTCGTCTTGTTATGGAAATAGTTAGCCTCAGTTCTGATCAGTCGTTTTGCATTGTAGATACCAGCGCCAAACTCTTTTTCGATTGCTTGTGCCATATCGTGCTCGGACATCCCAGACATCTGTTGTGCAGTAAATAGTTCTTGTAACCTATCTGCCAGCCTGTCGGTGTTGTTCCAAATTCGCTGTGAATAATTCTTGCCATGCCAGCGTTCATCTAATGCTTGTTTAACGTAACGAGTGGAGAGTTGCTTGAACTCAGTAACTTTCTTCTCCGGAACTGCATTGACTGTAGCAATTTTCTTACCAGTTTCAGGATTAACAATATTTATCTTGCGCACCTTTTTATTCAGCTCAGCCACATAGCCTTTTTCATACAATTCCACATCTTTGGTAACATCACCAATAATCTTTTCTGCAGTAGCCTGATTCCAAGCGTCTTGAATCACTTTGGTGTATAGATCAGTTGAATGTGCAACCTCAACACTAGCCGCTTGCTTAACTGCAATGTAGGACTTAGCCTGTAACTCCTCTAAGCGGTTAATCCGTCCCTTAGCTGCCAAAGCTGATAAGTAATCGGTAACTTGTTTCTTAGACTCAACGTCTGTAACATTCTTAGCTAACGCACGCAAAGTTACAAGCTCGGTAGGACTAACTGCAGTGTTCATAATTTCTTCTGCCTGTGCCGCAGTGTAATTACCATTGTCAAAGTATCTCTTGTAAATATCATTGACCTGTTCACTCAAATATCTCTGTGCACGTAAATAAGCACGCGTTATGATATCAACTTTGCCGTTGGCATCATCGTGTGCTTTTTGTTCATTTCTGACAGCTCGTAGCTCCCAGTAGGTTAACTTATCTTTATCAGCCATATCATCAGCCCTTTGCAGTGAATGAAAGGTTATCTGGATATTGATGAGCAAGAGTAGCTAAAGTATTGCCCAAAGCTCTCAGAAGTCTTTTGTCACCATCATTCACGCATGAAACTGTAGCGTTGTAATTCAAACCATTATCAGCGACACGACAGGAAGTGAGATTTTGAGTAGTATGCTCCAACAGAATCGAAACTGCAGCACAAACTATGTCTTTGCCAGGTATATCAAAACCAGCATGGCCGTCAGCTTTAATTATGACCTGGTGTTCATCGAGACTTCGAGTCTCAATCATCTGAACCTTTATCATCTTTCTTCCCTCCTTTGTCATCGTTGAATTCTGGATCATCAATCGTTTTACCAGTATCTCCCGATAAAGCTTGCTGACTATCTTTAATATCATCAGCTTTCTGTTGTTTCATCTGGTCCGCTACTTCTTCTGGATCATCAACATCTGGTAACCAACCATAAGTAATTGTCCGTGGAATAATCCCATCTGCATTCTTCATGTTGATAATAATATCTGATAAGTTGACCGGAATATTTGGTGTGAAGGTAATCTTACAGCCAGTAGCATCAACACCTTGCCCCTTTTTATTCAGAATATTCTGCATTAAAGCTAAACGTCTACGTAGTCCTTTGACCAGGTATCTCGTTTTAGTGGAAAGTAAGTTGAGCAAACCGAACAGCTTGTATTTCATGGCTTCTCCCGAGACATTCCCCATGAAGTTCTCGTCATTCATATTGGGGACATACGAAATCTTGTGAATGTCATTTTCAATTGACTTGGCTAACAATTCAACTTGAGTTTCATCTAACTGCTTAGTGAGCCATTCAACAGATGCACCATCTTCTCCCTTACCTGGTGCACCGTCAATGAAACCATTCTTAAGTTTGCTCTTGCTTTCTTCCTCATCGTCACCCATCAAACTGAACCCATAAACGATTAGTAAAGCGTCAATAAAATCTTGCTTATCAGTAATCCGATCAGACTGTAACGTATTGTAGGCATCAATCAGTGACCTGCACTGTTCGAAATCGCCTTGTCGTTCCTCGTTGTTCCTGAACTCGACTACTGGCACATCGCCAAAGTAATGCGGTGTCGCTTTTTTACTATCTATATTGCTGCCATCCAAGTTGTAACCGAATCTCGTACGATATGAAATTAGTTGTGTCTTGGTGTAAACGTCCAACAGATAACCATTCGAAGTTCCATCTAAATCAAACTTCTCTTGAATATGAATAGCGAATAGCGGGTTATGTTCGACTGTATCATCGGTACACATCACAATTCCACGTGGATCAATACACTCAATTCTCTCCTCGGTAACTGGCTGTTTCTGGTTATCGTCTGTAAAGCCTGTCATTTTGAGATAATGGACTTCGTAGCCAACTCCAAATACACTTAAATCTTTTTCAAGCTCTGCATCATGTGTCTGAATGTCCATCTTATTGAACTCATCAGTAATCGGATCAATGTTCTTATCCTTTGCAGCTGTGTACGCTATCGGATTGCCTGTTGTAAATCCAACATTCATATCAGTAATATACTTAGCATGATTAACGACAACCTTATTGTTGCTACTGTATTGGTTATTTATCATCGAATGATTTAAGATTTCATGCTTGCCATCATAATAATCTGATAACATCTGTAATCTGCGTTTTTCTTTATTGTGTTGCTGAATTACATAATTTAAAACTTTATAGTTAGGATTGTTTGGATCCTCTAAAAGTTCTGCGTCAATCGCAACTCCCAAATTCTCATCTCCAATCGATCGTTAATTTCTATAAAAGAAGCTAGGTTTCTTAGTAACCTTAGCTTTGATACGTTCATGTGTGTTGTAAATCGCATAACGAATGGCATCCATTACATCATCGTTTGCTTTAACAGGTAAACCGCTCTTCTCATCCCATACATACTGGTAAACCTCGTCAAGAAAACTTTCGATTGATTCCTCTACAACAAAAAAGTGACCAGTTTTTATCAACTTGGCCACCGATTCAATACCTGAAATAACACTTTTCTTTGCGTTAAAACAATCTATAAATTCTCTTTTAAATCTCGAAACATGTTCCGGACGAGCTGAATCTGCCCAAAACTTAACTCTTTTCCCATATCTCTTTTGAATGTCTTTTGCTACACTCACCCAGTAATCAATTTCCTTGTACTGTTTCGTGTGTTCCTCTACTAAGTAAGTATTACCATTCTTATCATCACCAAGAACAACGATTGTGCCCTTATGTTCATAACCCCAATCGACCCCCACGTAATACTTGAGATCATTCGGAAGTTTATCTCGTGGAATAATCATCGTGTCCTTGTTGAAGTCTTTGTACACCATACCTTCACCAGATACCCATAAACCAAGAATTGAGCGATCATAGAACATTCCTGACGGCGTACCAGCTTTTTTGCGTTCAATATACTTTTTCGGTAAGAATGTATTGTCATCAATCGTAAAATGATAACTGACAATGCCGGCCTTAGGATCATTATTATCAATATAGTTCTTTTTCAGATAATGCGTTGGTACATCTGGGTTAGTATCACAAATAATCCGTGCATCAGGTGCCGAACAACGGTCAAGAATTTCATTAAATACCGCTTCGTTTGCCAACGATGCTTCATTCACATAAGCCCCAAAGCTTGTCATACCACGAATAGCACCAAGCCCAGCAATTGAACCAGTAAACGTTTGAACGACTTTCACGCCGAATAGTTTGAACGATCCGTGCTTATCAAATTGAAAGTCGATACCATACTTGTTTGCCAGTTCTTGCAACACATTGTTTTGTAATGATTTACTAGAATAGCCCGCTAGAATATACATAGGCTCATCAATATCTAGCTTGTTAGCCACTGCACGTATCCGCCGTAATTCCATTAGGAAGATGTCATTATCAATTACTGTTTTACCAGAACGGACAGCGCCATAGTTAATCAACAACCGCCAATCATTACGCTGCAATACTGTTTTCATCACATCGATTTGCTTTGACGTATACAAGTTAGTTATCGTGATCATCATTCCCTTCAATAGCGTCATCAATCTTATCTAACAACTTAGCTACCTTAGTTTCCGTATCGTCGCCTTTATCATTAAAAATTTGTGCCTTGGCTTCAACAATATCTGCTTCAGATTTAAGTTTTCGCAATTTTTGCTTAGCAACATCACCATCATTGCAGAAAAGCTTAGCCAGACTGTCTAAGGCCTTTTGTTTGTCATACAGTTTAACGACTAAGCCATCTTTACCACGATGAATATCTTGTACCAGTGTCCAATCTATCTGATCACTCGGCTTTAAATAAATATCTGCAACATGCTTTTTAACTGGATTATCGTCCACGTCTAGGAATACATTGCCGTCGATATCCTGCACCGTCTCTTCGTGAACCTTGTAATCCAATACATCACCCAGGCTAGCAAAGGCTTGCTTGGCGTACTCCTTAGCGATATCATCAGCGGTAACGTACAGGTCAGCGCGTTGCTGCTTTTTTAGCTCAGCGAGCTGGTTCTTTATGTTAGGGTTTGCGAGGGTGCGACTACCTTCAACCCTTGCCGTCTCATAACTACATTTATAGGCTTGTTGATACGCCCGCGTTGCATTAAATCGTTGTAAATAAAAGAGGCAAAACAGTTTTTGCTTATCTGTAAGCTCACTGTTTGCCTCTAGTTCGTCAATTATTTTAGGTGCAACCTTGGGTGCATCTTTTTTTTGTTTTGGTTGCACTCTTTTAACTGTGGATGCATTCTTTTTCCAACCGTCGCGTGTTCGCCATGATTTAAGCGTTCCAATCGGTACACCATACTTAGCTGAAATATCTTTGTACTTCATTCCGGCCGCGTAATCTTTACCAGCCGCTTTTCGTTTATCCATTACATACCACCACACCTCCGTTAATTGGAATTAAATTAGTCTAAATTTTGTAGCATCGATTTTCAAACTTTTTATAGGCGTCTAGGTAGATCTCATCCTTATCACCGTTATAAGTAAGCTCGTAGTACATGCCATCACTTAACGTCGTGCTGAGTAACGCTTTGCTATTCTGTAATGCTTTAACTTGCCAAACAGTAAATACATCATCGACAGTGATTTGTTTTCCATCAGTTACATCTAAATGTTCATTAGCGTAGTCCAGTACTAAGGCTTTGCATTTACTTGTAAATTCAACATCGTTCATTTTCTGTTACCTCCGTTTTTAAACCAGTCGAAATCGACGGGTTTGGAATTAATACATAACATGCCGTTTTGGTTGACTTTCAATTAAGATCAATTTATTCTATAGGTGTTCAAGGGTTATCCAGTTAATAACCTTTAGGTCGCTGGCGGAAAACAGTGACCTTTTTACTCGAACAATTACGCTTCACAATTATTTTTATCAGGAGGCTACAAAATGAGTTTAGAAGACAAAGCTAAGAACGCCAAAGATAAAGTTAGCGGCAAGGCCAAGGAAGTTGAAGGCAAAGCAACCGGTGACAAAACCCGTGAAGCCCAGGGCAAGGCTGAAGGCTTAGTTGGCAAGGCTAAGGATAAGTTAGCTGATGCCAAAGATACGGCTAAAGATGCTGTTGACAATCTGAAAGATAAATTTGACAAGTAACATTCTTTGAAGGCGTGATCGCCTTCTTTTTTGTATCCAAACTAAAAGCGCCATGCTTATTTGCACGACACTTCTTATCCTTGTACCATCTACCTAGCCGAGAGCCAGCCTGTACCCATTCAGGCGGCTCGTACCCATATTTGCTGTGTATCATACGTGGCATTGCCGCTACCTCCCTAATTTTATGTATCAAAAAAGCCTGACGTAAGCCAGGCCTATGTATTGTTGCCTCATAAGATGGCGACCCTGTTTTGTTCAACAATACAATTTCATATCATACTATATCTAACATTATTTTAGTTGTAATACACACTATAATTTCCACTAAAAAGCTCCCGCCAATAAGCGAGAGCAGTTTGAAGGATTACTGAGAATACCTGAGGGAACCAAAGCCCCCTTTCAGTATCTATATACAATACCACAGCGCACATGTTTCCGCATGTAATTTGGTGGCCAGTTTAATTGCGCCAATTATATCGCCGGTAGGCCTCGAACCTACATCCCATTGTGGCTTACCAATTAGCCCACGGCGATACTCGCATTTAACGGCCGACGTCAAACACGAAGACTAATGCCGGTGGCAGAGAGGAGCGCATCACCCCTTATAAATCCGCCGGCCACACAGATAGCTGGGTTTGAACCAACATAGACGGTTGTGAAGACCGCCATCTTGCCAATTAGATCATATCTGCTTAATAGACGGGCAACCGTATCGATTTAACCAAGGATGTGATGTAGCCGTAAATTTGTGCCCGCCTAACGTAGCCTGCTGGGCTCGAACCAGCGACAACCTGATTAACAGTCAGGCGCTCTACCAACTGAGCTAAGGCCACAACTAGTAAGTGGACTTGTTGTTTTCCGGTTGACCAACTAGAAATTAACAATTGCGCATTGCGACTTGTTCACCCACTTACTCATTTGAACAATGTTCCCCGTACCAATCGTAGGAACTCTGGCACCTTCGATTAGGTAAGATGCACGTTTTCTGTATGCAGAGCTGTTCAACACCCTGCAGTACACGGTTACGTGGTGGTGTGGAATCGAACCACATACAGCATAATAAATACCGTATTTGCCTTAATCCGCCACATACAACGGCTAGGACTATCAGAAAAACGTTTATTTGTCGCCCTAACCAATTATCGATAATACTAATTTACCACCAATTTTTGATTATGAATCACGGTCTTATCACACTGTTTTCCCGCTTAAATCGCACTCGAATCACACTTTTTTATAAATGTGTAAATCTTGCCAACAGAGGGACAATTCAAAACGATCAGCGAATTCATTCAATGCCCTGCGTTTATATTTAGTGTATTGCGTGTCCTGATAACCAATTACACCAGCAACATGCCGATCAAGTTTATTCCGTACATATCGATTAATTAAGATATCCTGTGTCATCTTGCTACACCGTCTAATCGTATCAGCTACTTCCCGACAGACATGATCAGCCTCAAGCACTCGATCAATACGATCCCCCGCACGGTTACGATTATCATGAAAGGCTGGCATACCATCTAAATTCTGTGACGGGATATGTAGCAAATCATTGTCATTTGATAATCGCTGAAGCATGGGGACGCGTTTTCTAAAAAAATCGTCAACATTATCAGCAGTTGCTTTGTAATCAATATCCTTCAACAAGGTATCGAGCATTTCATTCATCATCTTGGACGCCCCTCCAGTCAACCTTTTATGCTATAATTAATTTTGTAGGAATCAATCATAGCGCGGTCAGCAATGATGGCGCTTTTTTATTTATCTTCATATGCCATAGGATCGATTTTCAAAGCCAGACGGTAATAGTTTTCTGCTACTCTGGATTGCTGGTACATGTAAGCATCCGTGTCATTACCTCCGCTAGCCTTCCAATCCAGCATCCGCTGATTCAAGTCCGTCAAAAGTTCAAATGGCAGTTTAGGCGCCAATAATTCAATAATTTCAATCGGCAACATTACCGGTCACTCCTGTCCTAAATGGTGGTATTATTTATTATTGTCAAAATACATGCTCTATTGTAAAATAACGAAGGACTTACTTTAACGAAGTCCCCCCATCCTCACGTCAACCTTCATTGATGTGAGGGCTTTTTTATATGTTATACTAACAACGGTCATTTGAGTGGTCCTGTGACTGGTCGCCTTAACAGGCGGCTTTTTGTTTACAAATAATTTACATATTTGATATTCAGTATTTACATTCCTTTGTTATTCTTTAAGTGAAATTAAGACAGGAGGAATGATTTATGACATTTTGGCTCGATGAGATTAGAAAAACTTCAAGATTCACTTGGATTTTTGGACTGATAATGCTTATCATAATTTCAACCGCCATTCTGTTATCATAATTTCTTCTCATATCTTATTTCTAATACCTCATTGACCCTAACTTTTGGGAGAGCAATATTAATAGTTTTGCTCTCTTTTTTATTGATCAACTATCTTACTACCGCGATTACTCAGCTCCACAACATCATCTATAAAGTCCCGGCCAATTTGTGCTTGTTGCTCAGTTGTCAGTGCCGCGTTCATTTCCAGGTTGGCAACCGCGGCTTTTACTTGGATTGCTTTGGCATATTCGGCGTCAGACATTTTCAATCCTCCCCGAACGCTTCAAACGCCCGCTTTCGTTCCTCGTTAGTTGGTTTCTTGACGATTATCATGATTAATCCTCTGGAATTAAATCAACATAGTCACCTTTAAACTTTGCATGGGAATAATCAATGCCGTGCTTATCAAGATACTTTTTGATGTCCGGGATTGTGTCATATGCATCCGGCTTCTCTGGATTATCTGACCGGGTAAACATCTTGGAAAAATCATCATCACTGTTTTCAGGTGCATGACTAATAAATTCTCGATTAGCTTTGTAGTAAAACCCATTTGCATCTTTTTCCCCACGAGTACCGGTTGCATACGCTAGAAATAATCTAATTCCACAGCCAGGACAACTCCAGTGGTTAAAGCCAAACTTAACATGTGTCACTTTATCGTAGCCACACTGTGGACAAATAAATTCAGCTTTGACCATCTCACCATTTTTGGGCATACTTGCCGGAATGAACTCAGACTCGGTATTAGCATCCTTAACTAGTCCATTTGAATCTTCCGGAGTAAACATATGTTTTTCTTCACGACCAGTGCTCAATTCATCATCACGGCCAGTAGCCAGCTGATGTGACTTAAAAACTTCCTCAAAGCTCAATTCACGAGTTGATTCAACTGTTACGGTCAAATCATTGTTTTCAATCTTTAATTTCATAATTACTTTCCGTCCTCTTTGGTTGGCTTTTTATTTGCTTCGGCGTGTTCCTTCATGCGCCGGCGCTTCCGTTTAATCGTTGAACATTTCTTAGTGTGTTTAGGCATCTTTGTCCTCCGTAACTTCCTCTATCTCTACTCGCGGATTTCGTTTGTCAATTGCAAATTCGTCCTGAAACCCCGTGATATGCTTTCGATTGTCGTTGCCTAAAAGTCCAGCCTTCGTAAAGCCGTCAAGCACAAACTTTTTAGCAAACGCGATATTGTCCGCGTCTTTTCGGCTGTTTTTCGTGTACCACGTAAATTTAAGCTTGCAAGGCCAACTGAATTCAACTCCGGAATTCCGACTAGCTCTCGCATATACACTACATAAGGCCGTGTACCGCTTCTTTAGGTTAGCTGCGGCGTATCTGTTGGCCCGTTCAGCCTTGATGTATTCATTTAAACTTGGTAGTTCGCCCTTAATCACAACTTTGCTCATGCTCGCGGCACCCGGCTAATGTAGTAGCCACGGACAAGTCCATTCGATTGACTCGCCTGCTTGATTGAGTCAGCTGGGGCCTCAAGCTTGTCACCTAAGATATATATCGTTTGACCCGTGATAACGTCGTCCGGATCGTTATACTTCTCAGCCCGCCAGTATTGGTTACGCAAGCGAAGGCTGTATTTATGCACAAGGTGACTTACCTGCTGGTTAGTAAACCCCGTCCTTATGGCTAGGCTTCTAATTGTGTGACAGTCATCATGGTAAGCGCGGCGAATGGCCCTGATTTGCTCGCGTTCCTCAGTCTGTGGATTGGGTTGCATACTGGCTAGATAGGCCTCATCATTCCATGGCTTAGTTCCAGGCTTCACAAGTCTAACTGGAAACGGCCATTCACCAGATTTGTAGTTATGTTGCGCGAGCTTAAACATTTCCGGTTCCGGCCCGATTGCTAGTGGGTGATCGATATCGGGTAGATCAGCGTTAATTACTAGCACCTGTGTTTCAGTCATGCGCTCACCTCCGTTTGCAATCCTTGTCTAGCTTGCTCTAGATCAATAAAATACTCGGCTGGCTTACCCCAACATTGGGTCAAATCAAAATTTAAGCCATCCCGCTGATATTCAATAATTAAAACCTCGAGTGCAAATAGCTTGTACTCATGAGCGCACACCTCATCTTGCGCACTACCACCGGCCTTTAAATGCCGCTTCATACGCTGCTTAGTCCAATGCAGTGCCGCTGATTCATAGGCATGGTTAGCGGCTAACTTGACTAATTGATTGCCCCAATTCATTTAGCTTCCTCCTGACTGTTCATAAACACTAGGAACGCCTCGTCACTCATATCTTCCTGCTGGTTATCGCTTGAGTTTGGCTTAGAATCCGCCTGAGAAGCGCCGTTTTGCATCCACTTTGGCGTAACTTCTTTACGGCGTGGCTTTGAATAGCCACTAGGTTTTCTTTCGCTCTTCATGCGGTCGTCATGATTAGCAGCGGCCTTTTTAGCCTGCTCTAACGTCGTAATATTTCGTTTCTTCCAGCCCGCAACAATTGCACGAACGTATTTCAAACATGCATTAGATCCAATCTGATGTTCTCCAGCAACCCAAATTGCATAGGCAATCACCTCAGGCTTGAACTCTTCCAGCCATTCATCAATCTCAGGTCGGGCAATACCATTTGGAAATCCCCACAGGTTGGTCCAATCGTTAATGACCTGCTCGCGCGTCACGCCCGCGTCATCATCATAATTATTTACTTTACTTTTATTTGATTTACTTTTATTTACTTTACTTTGTGTATTAATGTCGACATTAACTACACTTGTATCTTTATTAATGTCAGCATTAATCCAATACTTAGTTGGTTTCTGTGATTTGCGACGTTTAGTAGCATCTTCATAGGTCTCTTGGATACGCTGGCTCGTTAATACCTTAGCCGAATTGAACAGTTCCTCGCTAAAGGTTCCATAAGCAATCAAGCGGTTAACGATTTGATTAGCTAATTCAGGTGATACGCCTTCAATTCGATTAGCTAACTGCATCTGTTTCAATTTATTCCACTGCAAGTAGTATCCATTTTGGTACACCGCAGACAGCAGATAAATCATAAACAGAACACCTTTCGGTCCAAACTCGCCCATAATGGCTTCTGTCTTGTCGTTTACAGCAAAATCAACGTCTAATGGGAAGTAATCCAATCCCTCTTTTATTGGACGGGCCATCTCGCACCTCCTGTCCTTATTGATGGGCCTCTCACCCATTTGGTGGATTCAGTCACTGCTGCATTCAAGCCAATTCGAATGTTTATTTCTTATCAAATGCTGCTAGCAATCCTTGTAGCTGACTCTTAGCATCCTCTGCTTGTGCTATTGTTAGGTTCTTCCAATCATCGTCAGTCCCTTTCCAATCAGGGACAATTTGTTGAATAACCTCATTAGTCACTGATAATGGTGTGCCATTCTTGGTTTGAGTGGCCAGTTCACCAGCAAGGTTAGCAATCTCACTCGTCTGTTTTGAACTAGCAATGATAGTGGTAGGATCAAAATCTTCATTTACTTCATCGTCAGTTGCGGGCTGTTGCTTGCCAGCTAGTAATAATTTAGCAGCTGTCTTAAATTCGGCCTTCTTGGCGTTTTCAGCGAGCCATTCGATATAGCCTCGATTTTCGTTCATAACTTCGCCCATGGTCTTGCCCTTATTTTTACCGAAGTTCAGTTTCAAATTGAAGGCTTCATCGTACGTCATGGTTTCGTTATTCTCACGTTGGTTAAAGTTCTGCATATCTTCGACATCCTGTGTGAAGACATTTGATAAACTAGCGATGGTCAGTGTGGCATCAACCTGGGCCCGTTTTTTCGCCATCTTCAGTACCGTGTTTTTCATTGAAAAGCCATCACGAGAAATGTACTTACTCTCTTTTGTGTTGGCCGATCCTAATCCCTCGGTTAGCTGCATACCGCTCTTATAAAGCACGCACTTGACGGTATAGTCGAAATAACCATCCTTGTAGTTTTCAACCTTATCAATGACGTTATATTCACTCGTTACACCCATCAGCATTTGAATCTTTTCGGCTCCGGGCTTTAATAATGTCGGTTTCTGTGTACCAGGGACGACCCCAAAATCTTGCCCATCTTTTAATTGGTGTTGAACCATCGTTTGAAAATTAGAGATAGCTTGTAGCTCGCTAGCCATCTTGTTCTGATCAGTTCCCATGATTAGGGATAGACTATTCGTTGGGGTTTCTGCTTTCGCAATTGCTTCACTCATATTGACTCCTCCTAGTATTTAAACGTGACCTTCTCAGTGGCCGGCTTCTCAGTGACACCGGCAATAATCTCGCCATCTTCCATGACGAACTTACCGCCAACCATCCGGCCAGCCTTCTTCAAGTCTACTTTGTCAATAGATTCCTTGACCTTGATATATTTGCTCATGCCCTGATTACGAAGTGAGTTCAGAACCATCTTTTCGTCATAAACTAGCCCAGCTGGATTCTTACGAGTTGATACACGACCATTTGGCGTATCAATTTTGAACTTCTTATCGACTAGTCGCTGATCACGTAAATAGTCAGTCAATAGCCCTTCGAAGTACTCACGGTTGGCTTGGTTCTTATCAAGCTCGCGGTCACGCCATGCAATTGCCTGGTCAATATTGTTCTTCGCAACCTGACCAATTTCATCATCATGCGCTTGGATAGCCTTGAGCTTCTTTAACGCCCAGTCGGCTTTCTCCAATGAGTCAATTTTGAAGCCTTCGTTTTCACGTTCTGTCACCGTTCTAAGTTCTTCTTTTAACATTGCATCCATGATTGAAATCCTCCTATTTAATATCCAGCAATGACGCCACTTTCAATCAGCTCTTCCTCAGTAGGCACATCATTACGCCAACCTTCTGCAGCTTCTTCTTGGTCAACCAGCCAGCTATCGTAGCCGTTCATTTGGCCCACCTCCGTGCTAAACGTTGCCTTAGTGACTGTTTCGGAGTACAATAAAAGTCGAAAATAAATTTATTATGCGTCTTAGCTGCACGGGTACTACCAATACTCGAGCAGCTTTTTTCGTACTCAAATTTAGGCTTTAGCGATACTTTGCGTACTTCCAATTCGTTCAACCTCCTTAAACGTGTCAAAAAGATTATTCAATTCTTCGATCGTGAGCTGTTTGTAAAGCACGTTTCCAATCCTGAATGTGAATTTCATCGTCTTCATCTCCTTAAATTCCAAACCAACTAGCAACTTCATGACGCTTGAACCACAAGGCAGTTAACGCACAGCCTACTAATGCTCCTTCAATCATTGCTATTTCCTCCTAGCCATTTTCTTGGTTGACTTTATCGATTACTTCCTGCAATTTATCCATTGGGATACCGGCATACTCAGCTTTCTTAGCCAAATCAGTTATTTCGGCGCTAATCTCTTCTGCATATTCACGTGGATAACGTTCAATAACTAGTTGCTGCGCTGGTGTCCGATCATTTGGATTAATCGCAATAGCGTTCTCAAACTCGGCTTCCATTGCCTCTCGTTCTTGCTGCTCTTTCTTCTGACGCATTAGGGCTGAGAACATATCGCCCTTTAGACGCCTGTCATTCTGGAATGACAGCACGCCGAAATTCTCACGAGCGCCAGAATAGCTAAGCCAAAAATCGTTAATTACATTTGCTAACGACTTCCTGATTTGTGGATCAGTGCTTCTTGATCCACTCTTCAACCGGGACAATTGTCCGGGAGAAACATGCGTCCTATCTGCAATCTGCTGCTGTGTTAGTGTTTTATCTCTACCTAATGCCAATGACAATTGCTCTGCAAACTTGTTTTTCATACCTACACCTCTGTATTTTGGAAAGGGCTTTATACCGCCTTTCCATGTAATTCACCTATAATTTAAATTAATCGGGATGATCTAATAGGTAATCCATCATCTCAGCTGCTGGAATCTGCCAGCCGTTATGGGTATTCACATAATCAATGAAACCACCCTGTTCAATATCCAAATCATGGCGATGCTTGGTTAAATATCGTGAGGCTCGTTCGGTTGATTTAGTTCCATATTTATACTTAGCCAAATCTTTAAGCTTCCAAGTACGAATACCACGTTGTGCTTGCTTCCAGGCTTGGAACCTCTCGTATTCTTCTTCGCTAATGAATTGGAAGCCCTTTGGAGCCTCATGCCGAATCAATATCGTATCTGACATGTTCGCACCTCCTAATATGAAACTGACATAAGTTGGCTAGCTTGTTCGTTATACTCAGCTGTTACCGCTCGAAATTCAGCATCTAGCGCTTTATCGCTTAGTGCCTCAAACATTACTCTTGGCATTTCTGGCTTAACCTTTGCCAGTGCATTGATTAATGTAGTTCGTGATAGGTGTGTCATTTTGTTTCCTCCGTTCTTTGATAATTAAATATTTGCGTTTAGTAACTCGAATATTCGACGCGCTTCATCAATGTTGCTCTCGTTAATTTGATATACGTTAGACACACCTAAATGGAACCTAATGATTGTTTTAACTGCGTCTGACAATGAATAAGCTTTTGAATTCTTACCGTACTTCTCGTTGACAAATTTCGAAATATCGTTTTTAAGCTCTATCCAAGCAGTGTTTCTTGCTTTGACTGGTGCTAGGCTTTTGGCGGCAATAGCTGCGTTTACCTCTGATTGGACCATTTCGTGCAATTGTTCTTGCGTAATTTCCATTACTTGGCCACCTCCACCGATAATTCATCTGTGGAAACTCCTAATGCACGGGCAAGTTTTTTCGCCGTCTCGTATGTCAAATTAGTACCTGACTCAATTGCGCTGATTGTCGTTTGTGGTACTCCACTTTTATCAGCTAGTGCTGATTGGCTGAGTCCCAATTTCTGCCGCAATTCTCGAATTCTTAATGTGTAAGTCATTTAGTATCTCCTCTCCTGTTAACTATATATCGTTAACTTGTTTTTACTATAACCGATATATCAGTTAGTGTCAACTATATATCGGTAAAAGTTTTTTTAATTTCATTTAGAATAGAATTAACAATATATCGTTAGGAGCATTCACTATGCAAACAGATGGTCAGCTTATTGCGACAAGACTAATTTCACTAATAAATGAGCAAAACTTAACTATCAATCGCGTTGCTAATCTATCCGGTATGAAACAGTCAACTCTGAATTCTATTTTTTCCGGACAAAGTAAGCGCCCAACAATTACTACAATCCGTAAGGTATGTGGCACCCTCGGTATCAGCGTTCACGACTTCTTCGACTTCCCGCCTTACAACGAGGTGGAAAAATAATTTCCATAGACTTCTCACTTAAAAAGGTGGTTAAAAAATGTTAACAGCTACGATTCATTTTTTAGATGGTGAAACACTAACGCTAAACGTACATGACTTTGTTTGGGGTATTCGCACTGCGCCAATTAATGATCGTCCTAAAAAAATTTCTAAAAAGAACTGGGAAAAGATAACGTACGATTTTCCTAACAAAGACGAAATTAATGGTCCGTTTGAACTGAACGAACATATTAAGCTAGGATTAGTGCCAAGTATCACCAAACTTCTAAACAACTACACTTTCTTTTTCACTGATGATGACCCTGGCACCGTGTTTGCCAGCTCCAAAGTGGTAAAGATTGTCAGTCATTAACGTTTAATCAGAAGAGTTGCTATTTGCGGTAGCGGCTCTTTTACCTTTCATTGGCTTCATTTTGGCACCTCCTTATTTACTCGTATTGTGTACTTTATCTTCAAAAAAACAAGTCCATTTAACACGTTTTTTTTTCGATATATCGTTCATTCTTACAGCCATTTTCTTAGCTCTACCAACACTTGGTGTTCTATGTCCTTGTTCGTAAGACGCTAAAGTTGTCTCTGGCATATCGAGAAATTCAGCAGCCTTTTTTTGCGTTAGTCCGTTGATGTCTCTCCACTCTTTTAACCAATGACGCATGTTAACACCTCCTAACTAAGTAATACGTTTCGCGTACCTTTGATGCTTACTAATATAATACAATTCGCGTACTTAGTCAACACAAAAATACTCTAAACGAGTATTTTTTATATTTCTATACAAAATACGCATTATGCGTAGTAACCTAATACTAATGAAGGAGGCCTATCAATGTTTGCTGAACGCCTTAAAGAATTACGAAAAAGAGAAGCTGGTCTAACACAAGAGAGATTAGCAATGCAATTAGGCATGGCCAAAACAACACTGGCTTCCTATGAACAAGGAAAACGACAGCCTGATCTTGAAACACTTTCTAAAATTGCAGATCGTTTTTCCGTGACAACTGACTACTTGCTTGGAAAAAATGGCACGCCAAAGTGGGCAACCAAGAAAGATACCATTGACCTGAAGGATTTTCTTGAAGCAAATGAAGGCTCAATGACCTATGGGGGTGAAGATCTTACCGAAGAGGAAAAACAACAAGTGCGTGTGGCCATGGCAACAATATTCTGGAAACGCCACAAGCATGATTAGGAGTTGTACTTATGGATAGAGTAAAAGATATTGTTAAAACTATTGTCAATCGTTATCACACAGCGGACCCGTTTGTAATTGCGGAAAAGCTTAACATACAAGTGGAATGGTGTAACTTTGGAGCAATGCCACTCGGGAAAAACGCTTATGACAACGATGAACCTATCATACTACTCAATAATTCTATTAAACATACGTCACAGCAGTATTTCATACTCGGTCATGAGCTAGGACACGTTATATTCCATGAGGGACTGATTGGGTACTACACTTCCGTTAAACATGGACATTCTAAGTTTGAACGTGAAGCTGATGAATTTTCAGTTGGATTGATGGGAATGTTGTTTATTGAGGAGAATGGCCATATTCCCTATTCATATCAAGAACTGTCCTATCAATACGGGGTACCATCGGGTATTGATGATTAAGTGAGTACTAAAAAATTATGTCCAATAAGCTGATCGACATTAAAAGCTGTTAAAAGAGGAGGAACTTCAGCATGAAGTCAAAGAATTTAGCACTTACCAACGGAATCGTAGGATTAGTTGGTGGAATCGTCTTATTATTCGGGGGCTGGTTTGTCGCTGGTGGCGCCTTAAATGATGCAGCAACTGGATCAGCAACAAGCACATCAGGTACAGTAGCTTTGTTAAACATTTTAAAAATTGCCATTTTAGCATTAGGCATCATTGCATTAATTTATTATAAAGGCGATTCAAGAGTAAATACCGCACCAGGTGTCTTACTAATTGTCGGCGGCGCAATCGCACTTATTCCATTCTTAGGTTGGATTGGCGGAATTATCGCTATTATTGGTGGTTCTTTATATTTAGCTGCATTAAAGAACTTTAGCCAACCACAACAGTAATGTAAAGCATTATTTTGGAGGATAATTAAATGTCAAAAGATAATGTTGAAGGAAACAGCAGATCATATAAGGTAAAGAAGCCGTTCTATAAACGAGTCTGGTTTTGGATTTTGGTAGTAATCGTTATTTTTATAATCGGTGGATCGTTGGGTAGTAAGGACAATTCAAATACCACAAATAACACTGGAAAAACAACTAATGTTAGCTCTGAAAAATCAGAATCAACTAAAACTGACAATAATGGAAAGATTACCCGCTCTCAATTCGATTCAATTAAAATCGGGGATTTGATGAACGATGCACAAGGCGGCGATACGCTCGACAGTCTGAAGCAAAAGTTTGGCAAACCTGAATCTACGTCTAGTGATACGACTAACGGCGTAAAAACTGATGTTGTTACGTGGACCAACGTTGCTGGAGGATTTGGTGCTAACGTAATGGTTTCGTTCACTGACAACCATGCCTACGATAAAAACCTTACAGGTTTTAAGCTATCCCGAAAACAAACTATTAAGTTATCTGATTTTGATGCTTTTAGTAATGGTACGAAGTATGCTGACTTCACGGCTAAATGGGGGCAACCTGATTACTATAATGAATCATTAATTAGTGGAAGCACTACTATTGTTGCCGGGTATACTTCAGGTGTCAAAGGCGGATTAGGTGCGAACTTTAACGTTACTTTCACCAATGGAGCATTGAGTGGTAAAACTCAATCTGGTATGAAATAGCAATTTATAACCGGCCCTTAATTGGGCTTTCACGCGAGCGTAGTTCAACGGTAGAACAGTTATTTACACGCTTCTCACAAGTCTCACATCCTATATTTATGCAGGTTCGACTCCTGCCGCTCGCATTAACATAAAAAAATACATTCTCCCTCACCACGAAAGAGAATGTACCTCAAGGGGCATGTACGAAACATGCTTAGAAATATTATAGATCTTAAAATCGTATTTGCAAGTTTTTTTGCGAGCGTAGTTCAACGGTAGAATGGTTCCTTTAATTCAAATATAGCCTACCTTCCAATGCAGGTTCGACTCCTGCCGCTCGCATTAATAAAATGAAAGAAGGAAATACCATGGGCAGAGAAATTTCAAAGTATGAATTAATTGAGCTTGTCACTAATGGTTTAACAGCTTTTGTAGAAGCAGAGGCTATTCTTCATTTAACGAAAGACACATATTCGGAACAAGAATACATCCGTATGCTTCAGGCAATGAAGCAAGATTTATCTATTCGTTTAGAACAAAAATAA